TGGCCATGCGACGTGGGCTGACTCACGAAACCTGATGGCGCACTTGGAGATTGCCAAATGATTATTAACAACCGCAAGGACTTAGACGCCGCTCCAGATCATGTTCGAGAGCAGTTTATTGCCCGCCTTGCTGGATCAATCAACCGCTGGGAGTGGGATGGCGAGTGGAAGCTGGTTCAGGATGACAGCACAATTGTTAAGTTTGGCTTAACTGTTGCCGACTTTGCCGATGCGCCTGTACCGGAGAAGCCTGACTACAACCCTGACGAGCGTGAGCGCGATCAGCTAGCCAAAGAAGTGCGGGATCAGCGCGATGCTTTGCTTGCGGCGTGCGACTGGACACAAGTTTCCGATGCGCCGGTCGATCAGTCGGCTTGGGCTGATTATCGTCAAGCACTGAGAGACTTGCCGCAGCAGCAGGGCTTCCCTAATGAAGTCAATTGGCCAGCCTCACCGGAGTAACGAAATGGAATTCCAGACACTATTCAACGCGGCTATGGGCGGGCTGATGCTCTTGGCGGGGTGGTTCCTTCGGGTTATGTGGGATTCCATAAAGCAACTTCACCAGGATGACCGCGAGCTTTCAGACAAGGTTGGACGAATTGAGGTCTTGGTCGCTGGCGAGTATGTGAAACGCGATGAATTTGATCGGGCCATGGAAAGGCTTTTCGACAAGCTCGACCATATTGAAATGAAGATTGATTCCAAAGCCGATAAGTAGGAATAAACATGCCAATCCGCGAGCTCAAAACCACGTCAAGCCGGGATGCTTTTTTCGATATCGCTCGCGGCCTCCGACCAGATTGCCAGTCGGTTCATCTATTTGGCATCAACAACGCGGTCGGCACTTCATTTGAAGCGATTTATGACAATGGTGGCGTTTATCCTTTCCCCACCAGCGCCCAGGCACTAACACTGGTCTCCGATGATGCTGGTGACACGATGGACGTGCTCATCGAGGGGCTCGATGCAGACTGGAATCCCATCACCGAAACCGTCACGCTTTCCGGCCTCACGGAAGTCTCAACAACCTATTCTTTTTATCGGGTCAACAACGCTCAGATCACTAGCGGCGAGAATGCTGGCGATATCATCGTGAGCAGCGGCACTGACACGGTTGCGATCATCCAAGCGGGCAAAGGTGTTCACCAGGCCGCCGTTTATTCAATTCCGGCGGGCCATCGTTTATACGTCAAGCGAGCGATCTTCGACGGCGACATTACCGGCAACAAGGTTTTCCGATTCCGTGCCGCAGTCCACGATCCAGAAGCCGACGATCTTCGGCTGCGGTTTTGGGAATCAATCACCGCCACCGATCTTGAGTTCATGCTGGATATCCCGTTCGTGGTCCAGGAGAAAAAGGATTTTTGTCTCGAAGCCAAAGCCGTAGGAACAACCGGTGCAATTGCATGTTACATAGCGGGCATTCTGATTAACGAGGGCGAATAATGTGGCAAGCACTCATCAAGCCGATCGCTGATCTCGCTGGCGGATGGATTCGCGGCAAGGTGGAGGAGCGCAAGGCGATCCAGGAAGCGAAGATCGAGCGCATCAAAACCGACGCCGACTGGGAGGCCAGAATGGCCGAGGCGAGCGGTAAGTCCTGGAAAGACGAATATCTCATTATCATCCTCACCCTGCCGGTTATTTTTGTCGGCTACGGCGTGGCGGTCGACGATCCTGAAATCATCGCCAGAGTGCGGGCTGGGTTTGAAACACTTTCGTCATTACCGGACTGGTATCAATATCTTTTGTTCATTGGCGTGAGCGCGAGCTTCGGCCTTAAATCGGCTGATAAGCTGATGGCGCTTAGGAAAAACAGAGGTGGTTGATGGCTATCAATATGAAAGAGATGACCAAGCAGCTAGAGCTGCATGAGGGCATCCGTCTCAAACCCTACTACTGCACGTCAGGCAAGCTGACGATCGGCATAGGCCGGAACCTAGAAGATAACGGAATCAGCAAAGCAGAAGCCACGTTCATGCTCCAAAACGATCTGGTCAGGCTGATCGAGGAATTGGACAATCAGATTCCGTGGTGGCGCGATCTCTCCGATGTGCGTCGGCGCATCCTGGTCGATATGGCGTTCAACATGGGAACCTTCGGTCTGACCAAGTTCAAGAATATGCTTGCCGCAGCCAGAGAAGGCGATTTCGACAAAGCAGCCGATGAGATGATGAACAGCCGTTGGGCCGAGCAAGTCGGCCAGCGGGCAAAGCGCCTTTCCGATGCGATGAGGGCAGACGAGATCGAAGTCTGATGATTTCATCCCGGCGGGAGGCCCTCGAATACGCCGCCCCGTATTACTACACCGGCAAACCCTGCAAGCATGGGCATCTTTCGCCCCGCTTCACCGGCAACAAGGCTTGCGTGATCTGCGAGCGGATGGTGAGACGGTGCGGCACCAAAGAGCAAAAAGCGCGTCATCGAGAGAGGGGGCGCGAGTACGATCGCCGCAGGAAGGAAAGCCGCAAGGAGTATTCCAGAAAATACTATCACCGAAAGCGCGATATCGTGATGCTCCGAAAGGCCGCGAGCCCTTCATTCGATGCAAACCACCGAGCGGCTGCTCGGCAATACCGAAGGAAAAAGCGCCGCGGCGATATCTATCGCGACCGGATTGATATCAAGTCAGCGATCGATCGGATATACGATGAGGCCAGGGAAATTCGAGAGAAGGGCGAAGACGTGGTGGTCGATCATATAATTCCTATCAGCAACCCGCTGGTCTGCGGTCTGCACGTTCCGTGGAATCTTCAAATCCTCACCCGTAAGGAAAATTGCTCCAAAGGCAACAAGTTCGACCCGGCGGACTTTGAATGGTCGAAAAAAAGCCGCCCAAAAGGCGGCGAAGGGAGGAGATGAGGGGATTCCAATGAATCGGTTTCAAAGTGCCTCAAACGCGCTTGATTTGCAAGGATTTAAGCCGCACTGAACGCGCTTCCTTGGCGGGTGTTACCTTCTCTGGTTGCGCCTTGTAATGCCGAACCGGCCATTTGACCAGGTAGTCGCCGACTCTGGCGGACTCAGCATCTTCCATCCGGTTCATGAGCTCAGTCTGTAGCTTATCGATCTCACTCTCAATAATCTTGGCATCTTCTCGCAGCGCTTCGAGCCGCTTTACCACGTCGATCTTATCGGGCATCTCAATATCTCCGCTGGCGTCCTGATAAGTCTTCGCCGCATCATCAACATTGACCGGCTTATAAAAATCTTCCGAGAACACCCTTTCGCGGAAATCGTGGCAAAGCGCTTTGATGCGCTCCTGCATAAGCGGATTGGCGCGATAGATTTTCACGTGGCGCTCGATGCCGCGGTGCAACGTGATGATGATCCCGAATTCTGCGCCAGCGGCCATCATCTGCGCCTGGAGCTGGATCGGGCCGCGGTAAGGCGGAATCTCATCGCGGCGGAAGTCGGAGGTCACTTTGCACTCAATCGGCACCGGCCCGGTCAGCGTGATGGATTCCTCGCCACCGTCGATTTCGATTATTTCGTTTGCGTGAACCGTGACCGGCTCATCGCAGACCGTGAGGCCATCAAGGCTTGCCTGAAAAAGATTATCGGCATATTTCATGACTGGCGGGCTGGTTTGTGGGATCGGAACCCCAAGCAGTTCGTGCAAAGACTCAACTAGACTGGGTTCCAGCAGGTTTCCGACTTCACCAGGCTCCCCGATCTCAATCTGCTCAGATTCTCCGTTTTTTGAGCAGATCGATCGCCTGAGCTCATCATTCGGCGTTGCGTAAGGATGCCCGTCGCCGTATTCCCAGCAGTAAAGGACCGGGATGCGTGAGCCGGACATGATCCGGTCATCGGATAGCTTGCCAACCATGGACTTGCTCCTATGTGTAAAAAAACTTGACACCTGAATAATGACCGGTCACGATCCGGCTGTAAAGGAGTTCAGGCATGGATATCGAATCAATCATTCAGGCTTTTGGCGGGCCGTCGAAGATGGCAAAAGCGCTGGGCGTCACTCGCCAGTCGATCTATTACTGGCGAAAGCGCGGCAAACTGCCCGCGCTCCGGCAGATGCAAGCCGAGATGATCTTGGAGGACATGAAATGAAGAATTTTGTCATCGGACTCACGCTTTTATTCATCGGCCTGAAGCTGACGGATCACGTTGACTGGAATTGGTGGCAGGTGCTCTCGCCGATTTGGGCTCCGGTGGCTGGATTGATCGTCATGATCGCGCTGCTGGCGCTTTTCTCACAGGATTTCCGCGACGGGTTCAATGAGCGCTACAAAGAGCTCCGCGCAGAGCGTAGGGCCAGGAAGATGGTCAAAGATTTCACCCAGAGAAAGAACGACGACACCTTCGAGGCTTAGTCATGCCGATCAACAGCAGAACAAAAGGCGCGACAGCGGAGCGCCAGCTAATCAAGGAAATCCATGAGTGGACTGGCATCAAGCTGACCAGAAACTTCAGCCAGGCATCCGCCGGCGGCCATGACTTGATTGGCCTCGATGACTGGGCGATTGAGTGCAAGCGCTACTCCGTCGCCAAAGAGCATGACAAGAAATTGTGGTGGCAACAGGCCGTCGCTCAGGCGCGGCGTGTTGATAAGAGGCCGGTCGTTTGCTATCGCGAAGACCGGCGCCCCTGGCGCTGCATCCTTCCATATCCCGAGCACACCACAATCTTCGGGTTGGAAGACTTCCGATGCACCGCTGACGTGGACTTGGAGCTTTTCTGCGGGATTCTCCGAGAAGAAATGTCTGATATTTGAGGTAAACCAATGAATCTGGATCAGATAAGTAAAGGCGGCAAGATAAAGCCGCCGAGGGTGTTGATTCACGGGCCTTCGGGAATCGGCAAAACGACTTTCGGTGCCAAAGCACCGTCGCCGATCTTCCTACCGGTCGAGGACGGCCTGGGCCGATTGGAGACTGACGCTTTCCCCACGCCAAGCAGCTACGAGGAAGCAAAGTCGGCGCTCGATGCGCTCATCAACGAGGATCACCAGTACCGCACGGTGGTGGTGGATTCGATGGACTGGCTGGAGCCGCTAATCTGGGCTCACGCTTGCGAGCGCAACAACTGGTCATCGATCGAGCAGCCAGGCTTTGGGCGCGGCTACGTCGAGGCGCTTCGCTACTGGCGGGAGTTCCTGGACCGGCTCAACTACCTGCGAGATCAAAAGAAAATGGCAGTCGTTTTGGTATGTCACACCGCGGTAAAGCGGTTCGAGGCACCAGACTCCGAAGGATACGATCGGTATGTGCTTAAGCTACAGGCGAAGGCTTCCGATCTCATCTCAGAGAATTGCGACTGCATCTTTTTCGCAAACTTCGAATCTTCGACGATAAAGACCGAAGAAAAAGGCCGCCCCAGAACGAGGGGCGTCGGCCATGGCAATCGCGTCATGCACACAGAAGAACGGCCCGCCTGGGTGGCGAAAAATCGCTACGGTCTGCCAGAGCAGATGCCGTTCGACTGGAATGAGTTTATGAAAGCACTGAAAAAGGATAAGTAATGTTCGATGCCGAGAAAATCATCAACGAGACGCCAGAAAAGAGCTTCGGGCCAATGCCCGCTGGCTGGTATCAGGCCACGCTAAGCAACTTCATCATGAAGACTTCCAAGACCGGTCAGGAATATCTCAACGTCGAGTTCCAGACCGAAAAGGGCAAAGTCTGGTACAACCTGAACATCCTTCACAGCAAGGAGCAGGTCCGCAACATTGCAGCCGAGCAACTGGCGCGGCTTTGCATGGCGGCTGGGTTCCGCTCGATCAAGAACCCGGAAAACCCAGAGGAATTGCTCGGCGCGAAGGTCAAAATCCTGGTCGAGGTTGATGGAAACTACAATCGGGTGAAGACTGTCGAGGCTATCGACAAGAAAGATGCTGCCGCCGAGCAGCTCTATTCCGCCAAGCCGAAAGAGCCAGTTCAGGAGAGTTCGGCGGAGTTCGACGACGATATCCCCTTTTAGGGGCTAAATCGCAGAAGATAAGGCGGCGCTCACAAGCGCCGCTTTTTATCACGGGCTGTTGCCTGGCGGGAAACCGGTCAGGCCAGCCCAATTTTTAACGGTAAAAACCGATAAACAGCAATTACACGGAGAAACCGATAAAAATGGCTGATGATATCGATCGCGCCAACGAATACGTCGAGCGCATGCGTGAGCAACTGATAAAGCAGCACCAGGGAAGCGCAATCCCGAAAGGCGAGCCCGGCGAGTGCGAAACCTGCGGCTTTCACTCTGAACGACTGGTCCGAGGCAACTGCGCCCGGTGCCGGGATGAGTTCGGGCTCGACTAGAACCGCTGCAACATAAAAAACTAAAGATTGAGGTGTTCAATGA